TCTATTTTTTTAATCCAACCTTGTGGAATAGCAATCGCACCACCACCTGATGTATCATCTTTATCTTTACTATATGACCGCATGATAACAACTTTCTCATCATTATTAACAGCCAACCAGCCAACTTCCTGGCATATTGCCAACGGTGCAGCCATAACTTCTTTTATGTCAAGCCAACCTGTTTCTGTATCACGTGCGTCAACCCACGTCACACGTACCATAGGTACTTTATTTATGTCCATTAATGTATTTTATTCCACTTCTCCGATACATCAGAGTATTTATTCTGAACTTCACGTTCCTCAGTACCAGTATTAAATTTTGCTTCATGTCTTTTTGTAGCACCTTCTGCAAACTTACCTATAATCTCCAGTAACATTAGCGTTGGAAATACAACGCCGTGGACTTTTATCTTACTTAACTCATTTAATGTAGTGTCAACATTTTCACCGCTGTTTTCACACTCATGTAAAACTTTATTCATTTTATTTGCTGCTTCTGTTAATTCTTTCATTCTATTCCCCCCATTGCTCGTTAACCACATTTACACCAATATTACGTAAACACTCTTCTCTAAACTCTTCTATTTTTTTTCTTAAATCCTTATCTTTAACATTTGCAATTCCCATTAATCTAGATGCTACATAAGGCAAATCTACTCTGTTATCATTTTCCATTCTATTTCTCCTTTAAAAGCCTGGGTACTCGGGGCACGCTATCCCACCCATTGATTCATAATACCCTACAGCATTATTAGCTGCATGCATGCGCTCTTCGTCACCTTCAAACATAGCATCGTAAAATTCATCACGCGCACGTTTTAATTCATCATGTACACTTACTTCTTTAATTACACTCATGCACCCACCAACCATCTAAACAAGTATTGGCAAACCATAATAAAAATAACAAACTTAATTGGTAATAATAAAAACCACATCATATCCTCACTGCTATATATTCATAATCAAAATCTGAATGTTTCTTTTGTACTAATGTTACCACACCACTTTCAGCAGCTGCGTACACATGATTCTTAATTTTACGTACACGACGCTCATCCATGGTAGGTGATAATTTTTGTAACCATGGTCCACATAAATAACCACGGTAATAAGTTATCTTATTATTCTTGGTAGATTTATTTAACCAGTCATCAAATTTTTTTATACTTAACATAATATCTTTCTAATACGAAAGCTCTCGTAGGACTTGCATGACCGCACCTACAACCTTTTCACGACAAATCATGTTCTACATAATAACGCTACTTCAGTACCACCCTTAGTTACCTCAGACACTTGTCCGTACTTCCCTAAGAATATGCTTTACAACTTTGTGATTGTTGTTCAGCCAGAGAGTACCAACCCATTGCAATTGTGCTGGCCTTCTCTTTCGTATAAGTGTTTATACCATGTTCACGTGAACAAAACAAGCGTTTTATTTCCCTGTTTTCTGCCATTATTTATGTCAAGATAAATTATTTTCTTGACACTGTGGATAAAAAACCTGTCAAGCATTTTTTTCTTGCACATAATTGACACATAATGTACACATAATTTCTCAACTTCATTTCATCTCGGTGGACTAAGCGCACTCAAGTAGTGCCTTGGTCCCCATTTAAAGGACTATGCTAAACTACTGGATTAAATTTATAAAATGGTTAAAATACGAACCTCACAAAACATATATGAGAGGCAACAACAATGGCATTTCTAGTAGCAAATCTACCCCCAACAAAAGTATTAATAAAAAAAGAATACCTGTATGATCATCAGAAGGGGCACGGTGAATTTGTAGAAGGTCTTTGGGCCTCGGTCAAATCAATCCAGGGACGTGCACTTTACTTCGAAACCTATTTACCAGATTACGGCGCATTATATGACAAATTACCTATATCAGCGTTCGTTAGTCACAAGACGGAACTAAATTTAGAACTAGAAGAATTACAACTGTGGGATGCATTTAGTTACCACATGACAGTCATTGAAAAAGAATCACTAGCAGGCACACGCTGTAAATACCTTGCCCCAAGTAAGAAATGGTATTATGGTGAATACTTATTTACGATTGACAACTGCCATGCGGACAGTAACACCCTAAATACATCTTATTCAGAGGTCCCAGAGGAGCACAAATCGTTTAATATATTAGAGTTAGATAATGGACACTACGCAGCCCAACCTAACAACAGAGTAATATTCTATGATAAGTCTTTAACGCCTGCCAAGACATTGCAGCCTGACTTTAAAGTATCAACACAATACTACTCAGTAGAAAACAAAAGTAAATGGACCGCAGGAGATGATACAAACTACTTCTACGATCTAAAGGAACAAGAATGAAAATATTTTTTTTATTAATGATTATATCGATGCCAGACTTACCGTCTGTGCGTTACAATGCAATGATTTATGCAAATGAAATACAGTGCTTAGATGCACGTGATGGATACATGAATGCATATGCTGCTAAAGACTTGGAATATAAAAGTAAATTAAAGACAGAAGCGTTCTGTATTCCCTTTGATTCTTTCCCAATTCTTGGTATACACACTACTGACACATAATCCTGGAGGGACATGAAGTACTTTAAATACCTGGCGTCATTGCCAATTCTTATATCTTTGATAGCCGGTGCATACGGATCTCTCAACTATATCAACAAATTAACCGCACAAATTGACGCAAGCACTGACACTATTAACATACTAAAAGTAGAAGTAGAAAACTTAGAACAACGTATCTACGGTGACATAGAGAACATACACACTATTTTTAATGATAAAACAAGTAGAAATTCTAACAACTATGCATCAGCTAGGGAAGAGCTGGTAAAAGAAATGGCAGACATGGCATCATGGGTAGGACGTATCGAGGGTATTGTTGCGGCACTGCGTGATGGTTCGTACAAACTAGCCTCACAAGCAGAGTACCAGGCGTTAGAAGAGATAGTAAGAGGTAACACAGACTCCATAAGACAAATAGGTTACGATATTAAAGACATAGAAAGAGTAGCATCAGGCGGTTATTAATGAATTACGAACGTGGCCTGTTAGCATTCTTAATGGTATTATTAATTATATGTTGTTTAATAAGCACTAAAACACAAGCAAGAAATGATTATTTAGGAACAAGTTATAGTAGCTGTGAACGTGGCAGAATAGAATTGTACACAGAACTTAGAGGAACAGATGGTAAAGATATATATCAAGATGGTGATGGTAATCCTGATAACAACTACACATCCTATGATGATGACGTCAACGGAACCATTGGATTACGTTTTAGTTGGCCTTTACAATCAACGTGTAACAATGAGACAATAGAACTAATGCAAGAAAATGACAAATTACGTCAAGAATTAGAACTATTAGCCAACTGTGCTAAATATAAAGACTTAGAACTAGGTCCTGAATTTGCTACTGTGCGTGAGATGTGCAAAGGTGTTAATAAAAAGGCAGAAAATGCCGAATAAAGAGTGCCCAGCCTGTAACCAAGATCCATGTACATGTGACGATTTTTGTGATAGTTGTGGGGCATGAAAGTAAGCGACAGTACATCAATTGACATGCCTATACGAAACCTGCTCAGCATCGTAGCTGCGGTGGCCGTAGGAGTGTGGGCTTATTTTGGTGTGGTATCAAGAATTACTACAATAGAAACATCATTAGTTTTAGCAGAAAAAGATTTAGAAAAGAACACGGAATTTAGAATTAAATGGCCACGTGGTGAAATGGGTTCACTGCCGGCTGACAATGAACAATACATGTTACTAGAATTCATGGCAGAGCAAGTTGAAAGTATGCAAACTGAAATGGAATCAATGATGAGTAACACGGTCAATATAAACTTTTTAAAAGACCAAGTATTAAAACTTCAACAAGATGTTGAATCATTAAAAGACAAAGTAAGGGAGAACAAAAATGGAACCAGTCATTAGTGTAGTTTTTTCTTTGTGCATGTTTGTCAATGGGTCGTTGGACGGCCACATGATGACAGATGGCTTATCAAAATGCTTAAAAGCAAAACGTGAAGCCGAACGTAATTTATCACAAGGAAGAGCAAATGTTATTCGTTATGAATGTGGACAAGTTAAAGCAGAACTGCGTCCTGATTCAGAAGGTAATTTAAAAATCTACAAAATTCTTGAAGATAAATATTAGTGATTAATTTGATTCTTGCGCGTACTCTCGAATCTTCTGCAGCATACCATGCACGCCGTTCCTTCGTCCAGGCGTTAACAAAATATCCAAACGTAAATCTTCTAAATCTCTTCTTTCAAAAGATAAAATTTCTTTTGAAGTTGCACCACTAAAAACATCAGCCAATAAATTTACCATACCACGTGATATCAGTGCATCTGAATCAGCACTAAAAGAATATTTATTATCTGTAAAATGTGGAACTAACCAAGTACGTGTCTGGCAACCAGGTATTTCAAATTTTTCTTGTTTTAATTCTTTTCGCATGTCCATGGACTTTTTTCCAAACAACATTAACCAAGCATATTTTTCTTGATCGTCAGAAATATCATTTAACGTTTTTACGTATCTTTTTAATTTTTCTTTTATCATAAATTTTTTCTTACAGTGTATTTAGAATCAGGAGCTGGTACATAACCCTCTTTTAGTTTTTCTTTATACAATAATCCTATGATAGAATTTTTTGTGACACCAAAGTACAATCCTACTTGTGATGCGCTATATTTTTTCTTTAGTTCCTTTGCTAGTTTTATTTCTTCGCTTGCCCACACTTTTCTCATCTTTAATCTCCTTCATCCAATCTAATTTTGGTCCGTAATAAATTGCTTTATACTTGTTACCCAAGTAATCTCTGTCCCAATACCATTGTGCGATATATTTAGCCATTTTGAGTTAAAACCCCGGGATGAATCCTACCACCCATGTCTTTAAAGCCCGATACCGGGCAATTATGAGCTTTTTTATTTGGCTGAAAACCGCCGTTTTTTTATCATCGTCATTTGGGTCCCAAACTGACATTACATGGCCATTTACGTCTCTATAGTGTTTATTTTTTGGCATCCTTACTCCTATCTGTCATTGGAATGACATTATCTTTTGTTTTTGGATTTAATGTCGCGTTAAATGCAATAGAAATTCTTTGTCGCTTTGATCTATTTACATCTACATCATGCAACAAGTAAGATGGAAACATTAACAAGTCACCTTCGCGTGGATCATGTCCAATCATGTTAGAATAAGGTTGTCCAGGTCTAATCATTTTATTCATCTGTTCATTTGTTGCAAATCTAATAACACCTGTGCCTTTACCTTGTACATAATATACACCAGATACATCTACATCTGCACGGTAATGACTATGAAATAAATTACAACTTCCAGGTTCATTAATGTTTGTCCAATACGTAATGTTTGCATCCATTGGCTGGTCAGCAAAGTAATGATCACACCAGGTGCTTAACATTAAACTAAGAGGTTTATATAATTCTGTCTCACATTTGTATCTCATCATTGTACGATAACAACCAGCGTTACCACCAGGCAACCCTGTTGGATCTTTTTTACGAATCTCATCTATTTCACCCATAATAAGATTGTTTAAATTTTCATGGTTAGTGTAGTTCTCGTAGAATAAACGTGTTTCTTGTATAGGTATTTTAGCTACAGTGATTTCAGTATCTTCAATTGTTTTGTCTTTCATATTTCTCCGTTGCACATTTTGGACCACATAAAAACACCATCTGGTATTTTTGATCCGGGTTAAATTTTTTACTCGTCCAGTAGACTAATTTTTTAAACCATGTGTCACATTCTGAACATAAAAATTCAGGTCCTTGGCGCACGGTTTTTTTATCATACTCCACAGATACCCTCGCATTCATCTGCAAACTCTTCATCAAACGTTTCACCAAATAATGACGCTTGTGGGTTAGGTGCTTGAAAGTCTATACTTCTAAGTGGCTTAGCTGATTTATGTAAAAACAATTCTGTCTCTGTGTTCTTTAATCCATGACGTATTTTGTCATCAAGATCACACGCATCTTCCCAATCCTTAGGATAATTTTTTTGCATATTTCTCCATTGATCATTGTGATGATAAGGACAGCCAATGCAAGATGATTTACCAGGCATAGGATGTTTCTTTATGTCGCGATACCACTGTAAACAATCAGCGCGTGACATTCTCATCTCAATTAATGGCCAACGTGATGTCAACCATGGCATTCTAGCTTTCTTCATACGCATAGCTTCATCTGTTGATATACCAATCCATTGTTCTACGATCATATCTTTAGGTACTCTGTATCTAGGTTTAACACCTAATAATTCACGCATTTTCTTTTGAATAGGGATTACCTTATAGTCATGTGTACACTGTCTATAAAGCATCCCCACTCGTCCACCATTAGGACGTGCAGCAAACAAAGGTGGGTTTGGTACACGACCAGCAAACGACTTTTCCTCTTCTTTAGACCCTGGTTCTGGGTTCGCTGCTTTGATAAGGTCTTCTCTGATGTTTCCTCGCTCCACAGTAATTATGGGACAAATCGTTATTGCCTTTTTTAAATATTCTACGTGCTCATAAACAAAAGATGGTTCCCATCCTGTGTCAGCAAATATCATATAATCTGGTTTATGTTTTGTTAATCCTTCTTGCGCCATTAACGCTAGACACGACGATTGAACACCAGCTCCTAGTGATAGTATACGTAAAGTTGGTTCGCGTTCTTCACCTTCACCTTCTGTGCTATCGTATTCTGCTGGTTTTCCCGTCTTAGTTAAATTTGTTGTTTTAAAATATTTAGGTTCTTCCGTAGCTGCTACCGCAGCCATCATGTTTAATTGTTTTTTGTCTGGTGACATTTTACCAGATAATTCTTGAAGAAGTTTTCTTCTCTCAAATTCCATTTGTTCATGGTTAATAGCAAAACCTGGCTTAACTCCTTGTACAGCTTTTTGATTTGCTGCACGGCTCTTGCCTTGTTCCTTGTACCCGGGTTTTCTAGTCTCTGTCATAGGCCTCCAACTTCTTTAATGTACGGATGATTTTTTGCGTATAATATACATCTTCAGCATATATTGCAAGAGTCATAGCAAGCTTTTTAGTATCAGTTATGTCATTGATATACTGTAATAATCTTTCTTCTCTAAACTGTGAATAGTTGTGGTTATAGTTAAGCAACCACATATAGTAAGCAATGGATTCGCACTTTGTCTCAAAGATCCTAAGCCCCCAGCTCGCATTAGGAACATTTAGCGGCTTCAGTTGATCATCAGATGGGTCAAATGTGCGGATTCCAAGGAGGTTATTGCCTTCAATTGCAAATCTAGATTTACCCCAATTAGATTCATGAATAGCTTGCGCCACCACTAAACTAACAGGTATTCTTTCATCATCATCTAATAAAGAATTAAGATGCAATGCACATGTTTCAACATCTGAAACAAACTCTTCATTATTTGTATAATCCATTACTGGATTAAACGTAGAACATATTAGCAACACACTACATATCCAACTCATCATCCACCCCAACTTTCTCCAAGATCTATATCTGCCTTAGATGGTACTTCTAATTCTACACATGTCTCCATAACACGTTGTATTTCTTTAGCTTCTTTTTCGTCCTTTACTGAACAATCTAGTTCATCATGTACTTGAATCAAGGGTACAACACCTAATTCTTCATATACATCCACCATAGCCTTTTTAGTTTGATCTGCAGCTGAGCCTTGTATCAACCTGTTTAAAGCTTTGTATGTACCAGCTCTTTTTATTGCTTCGCCATATTCTACCTTTGCCTGGTTATGTGGTAATGCTTTATGTACACCCCATTGTGTAGGCTCCCATAAATCAAATCTACATTTACGGCCTAGTAATGTACGAATAATGCCCTTAGAATTAGCCCTATTCATTACAGCTTCTAACATTCCTTGCATAAAAGGTACACGCTCACGGAAGTCTTTTAACATTTTCTTAGCATCTTGTGGGTCTATATCTAACTCACGTGCCATCTTGTTGTAACCCATACCATACATTACACCTAATCCAATAGTCTTGGCTAGTCTTCTTTCAACGCCTGCCATGTCTGCTGTTTGCTGATGAAAATCAAGGTCACTTTTTTTGTATGCTTCTTTTACTTCTTCTGCTCCCAACTGTCCTACAAGGCATGCCCAATGTGTTAATAACCTGGGCTCTTGTTGCGAGTAGTCTGCTTTAAGCCAGTACTCACCAACTTCCGGTATAAATAGCTTTCTAATCTCTTGCGCAAACTGTCCACGACTTGGTATCTGTTGTAAATTTGGATGATTATAACTAAACCTACCAGACACTGTGCCTCCTGTATCAGATCTAATCTGGTTAATGTGTGCATGAATTCTACCGTTTGTATTATGCTTTAATAGACCCTGTAAAAAAGTTCCACGTAATTTATTTAACTCACGTGCTTGTACAATAAGACGTGGTAATTCATGTGGATGGTCTGTTAAAAACATCTTTGTAAATGATGGTGCATTACTTTTAGATGTTCTATCATAAGGTAGGTTCATAGAATCAAATGCTTTAGCTATAGAAGCCGCAGCCCATATCTCTACGTCCTGGCTAGTTAAATCTTTTATTCTTTTTAAAAGTTTCTTTTCTTTTTTCTTAAATTTATCATTTAAAACAACAACTTTGTCAGCATCAAATCTTACACCTTTTCTTGTCATGTTAAATATTACACGGATTAATTTACATTCTATATCGTATATAGTGTCAAGATTATCCTTCTTAATCTCCCATGCTAATTTCTCATACAACTTTAACGTTAGCCTTGCGTCTTCCTCAGCATACTCTCCTACAAATGTAGCAGGTAATTTGTACATTTCAGCTTTAGGATCGACACCAAACGCAGCAGCTGCTTCTTTAAGTTTAGCTTCACTCTTAAACTCACCAAGATAATCAAACGATATACTATTTAATGTATACGAATATCTATTTTCATCTATAAGTGCCATCGCTACCATTGTGTCATGAATGCGGCCTTTAACTTCTATACCTAACACACTAAGCCAACCTATATCGTATTGTGCATTGTGAAATACTTTTTCTAATTTTTCATCTTCACACAAAGATTTTATATACTTAATTACTTTTTTACTATCCATGTTGCCGCCACCTTCGTGCGCAATAGGGTAGTAAGCTTTAAATCCATTAGCAGCTATCGCTATACCAATAACAGCACCTATCTTTTTAGGCCACCCAGGACCATCTTTAATTAATCCTGGGTCGCATGTTTCTAAATCAATTGCTATTTTCTCCCGGTCACTTAAATCCGGAAACTCCGTGGGTGCTATCCAATCTGAGTTAACTGTCATGTTTTAAATCTCCTGCTATTGCCATGTAAGCGGCGGCATCAATATAATCATCTACATTGAATTTACCTTGTGTTGATCTTGATATTTTTAGTAAAGCCATCATTACAGCTACATCATCACATGTAATTGCAGCCATTGGTTTTAATTTATTATCAAGAAATATATTCCAAAATTCTGCAATCTGTTCATGATTTTGTCTAGCATCACCATGGGTACTTTCTCTATCATTACTAACTAATTCTTTAGCTTGTTGTAATATATTTTCTTTTACTATTGATTTTGTTTTTAGGGCTAATCCCGTACTAAATGTCATATTATAAATCCTCCATCTCTCTGTGGTTGTACTATGTGTAGCTCATTACGAGCACGTGTAGCTGCTACATAAAATACACGGCATTCATCGTCTGAATCTTTCTCCATTGCTTCCTGTGATTTCCTTGACAAATCTGTCAGCAACATAACTTTATCTGCTTCTCCTCCTTTAGCACCATGTATGGTACTTAAATGAATTTTAGGATCAGTCTTTGTAAAATCCCTGTTCCTCGTTTCAATAGACCTTAAGAATTCTTTATCACGCGTGCCTACCTTATCAAACGCCACGTCCCATGGTCTA